GGAGAATCGTTCTTTCTTTGAGCAATCATCTCGCTTTGCTGGGTACCTTGTATTCTAGTTCTTTGATCTTTACGATCTTCAATTTCTTTTTCTTTAGATTTGGCCCCGTCTACTTCTATGCCTTTTAATTGCATATTATACTGAAACTCTAATCCCATTAATTCTTTTTTAGCATTAACCTCAATGCTTATTCTTTTTTCTTCTATAGAACCTTTTAGCTGTTCTAGCTGAGCCTTGGTTTGGAACAAAGCCTGATCTTTTTGTATTTCCGCTTGAGCAGCAACTTGTTGAGCCTGGGCATTGGCTTGGGCCTGGGCCTGTATATTAGCTTGATTTTCAGCTTGCAGTCTTTCTTGTCGTTTCTTTTGTTTAACTTTAAGAAGCTGATTTGCTAATTTAAGATTTTTTACCTCGCGAATATCTATGGCGTCAGAAAGATCTATGCTGCCTTGTTGTAATGCAGTTTGTATATTGTTTTCTAAACTAGCTTTTTCTTCTTCGTCAGGCATTAATTCTAGCATTATACCAAAGTCGTGCATATATAAGTCAGACATTTCTTCTAGCACTCCAACATTAAATCTACCTATTTTAGTTATAAAAGCTTCTTTAGCTGGGTGGTACTCTATTATATCAGATATTCTTAAAGATAAACATTCACAAAGTTCTCTTGTTAAATACAATCCAGAATCAAGTATATGCCGGGTTGCGGTATTTGAATTTGCTGCAGCTAGCTTTTGTACCCCTACTAACGCCCTAGAATCCGGGGTAGACCCATCTCTTGCTTCGTTCAGCCCGGTTACATCTCTTATCATTTGTAGATAATAGTTGTAAGTTGCAATTAATGTTTGCAATTTTGCACCGCCACTTCCGGTTGGCACTTCTTGTATAGGAACTTTACCAGGATTCATATCTCCGTCCTGTGTAAACGACCTACCTATTATAGAACCCGTTTGGAAAAACATATTTAATGCCTCTTGCGGATTGTAATTTGTTCCATTACCTAAATCTACTTCATTAATACCGTCGGCATCTAAATAAACACCGTCGGGTATCATTCTTTGCAATACCTGCTGTAATTTCAAATGAGTCAATTGCACCATATCTGCAAACCCTGTACATTTGCTAACTAATGATTCTATTTTGCCTTTGTACATTCTAGGCGCAGTAATGGCGTAATTCATTTTAACTTTAGATACATCACTTTTAGGGCGCATCATATTCTTTGCCATCTCCCACTTAAGCATTATATCTGTACCAACAATCATAACACCTTCATAAAGCACTTCAAGAGATCTTGACATTTTACCAAATTGCTCTTCTAGCATTTCTACTGGAGGATCAAATTGATCATCTCGCACTATTATTTTAGTTGCACCTGTTGCTGTTTCTTTAACTTTATACACTTCATTCATATAAGTTTTATAGTTAAAATATAAAACCTGTATAATGTTTGAGTCTCTATTATTATTGTACTGATTGCTTACGCTTTGATCAAAAACCCCGTAATTCTGTGTTCCCTGCTGCTTAATTCTTTCTAATTGATCTTGTGTTAATTCAGGGAATTGTTTTTTAATTTCATTTATTGGTACAAACTTAACTTCTCCCGCATAATATATGTCCTGGAAATAAGGATCCTCTGTATAGGAATATACCAAGTAAGCTGGATCAACATAATCAACAGTAACACCTTCTGATTCTGAAAAGTTATTTTTAACGCAACCAATACCTAATGTTGCTAAATCTAAATAAGTCCTTCTTTTTGTTAAGTCATACCTATTTTCGTCTAGCAGCGTGTTAAGCGCTGTTTCTTCAGCTATCTCTATGCCTTGTTTGTAAGTAAGCTGCATGTGTATATCAAGCTCTTCTTGGGAATCCGGTAAAGCTTCTGGAGGATTTTCAAAAAGATTGATACCAAAATTTTCTTTAGCAAAATTATTTAATTCCTCTGTTTGCTTGTCTCTTATAATAGATTCCATATAAGCAGTTCTTTTGCTTACGCCGTAGGGATCTTGCGAATAAGTAGTAATGTCAAAAGATCTATCAGCAATGCCGTTAACAACTATATCAACAAACTTTGATAATATTGGAACTGGTTTCCAGTCTAGGTTTAAATAAGATAGATCACCATTTATGGAAAGTTCATCTTTATATTTTTGCACAGGCTGTTCACCCCTTGAATATAACCTTAATGTGTGAAAAGAATTTTGATTACTTCTAAAGCGAGTTACGCCTGAGTTGCTGCTGAACCATTCATTTTGAATCGCTCTACCAACTCGCAATCCGTAATCCTGAGAAACTTTCTCCTGATCACTTACCACCTGGCTAGGGAAAAAACTATTTGTTACGCTATTCGCCATATTATTTTTTTATTATTTTTGATGCCGTACCCTCATGAGAGTATTTTGCAAATCTTAAATTAACAACTTGCCTTTGTATTTTATTATTTGGCCTATATAAATCTTTGTTACAAGCCATTATAGCTAATCCAGAACTAATAGCGGCATCAAATTTTGTCCTGTTATTTATATCAAATTTAGACCAATCATTTAATGTTTCGTTAAAGTACATTGTACCATACTGACCTTCTTCATTTAACCCAACATGTCTATCTATATACATTTCAATAGCCGCGGCATGAGCCTGCTTTATATCCTCGCTCGAGTTTGGTATTCCGCCAATTTCTTTTTCTGTCACCGACAGCTTATTCCAAAGCTTATCAGGCCTGTTCATTGAATATCCGCGGTAGCCTCTTCTTTTAAAGTAATATAAAAGTCTAGGTTTATTGTTTTCACACAATAGAGGCATACCGTAAAATACGCAAGCCATTAACACATCTTCAAAAAACATTTCTGCTGTTTGTGGCCTTGCTACATATTCTAGGAAAAAAGTACTCGGAGGAGCATCTTCCATACTAAATTTAGTTAAGCCGTGTAATGCGCCTTTAGATCCTCTTCCGTCTGTTGTTCCGGATATATCATAACTATCACACCCAAAAGCTCCCATGTGTTCATTACCTGGATACTTTATACCATTACGTGTAGTTTGCCTATTTTGAATATTATAACTAGGTGTCCAAGAAATTAAAAACCTGCCTTGAGGGTTTGGGTTAAATATTACTTTTGTATCTTTAACACCGTGTTCCCATTGAAAGCTCCCTCTTGTTAGCACATTACTGTTACCTAAGTCTTCGTTATAATCTATTTGCTCGTATATTTTTGCTAAATTAAATATACTATTTTTTGTTTCGTCTCTGAATGCGTGTTCCTCTGTTCTTGGGAATTGCCTGTAAAACTCGTTTAGAGCGTCCTGGTCGCCTTTTAATCCATCTACCTCATTATTCCAGTGCTCAATGACTCCGACTTCTATAACGTCTCCGTGTGGGCCCACAGTGCCTTCTGGCGGCTTATTAAATACCGGATGTCCGTACTCGTCAATAAATCCTTCGTAATTCCACTCCATCGGTATGAACAAAGAATACAGCCCGGATTTTGTTTGACCGTTTGCATTTCTTTTATCTACATCAGAATTATTGTACAATTTTTTAAAGTTTTCACCTCCCTTATCTAAAGCGTTTGATGTTGATCCCATCATGCACTTGCCGATAATCCTACTACCTAATCTTAAACAAGTTTTTGTAACTCGCCAGTTGTTAAGTATATTGTTTGGTCTTTCCCATTTACCAGATTCATCGTGAACTAATAATCTTAGTTTTTCACCATCATACGCGTTGTCTCCTGTATTTTTCCAGTCGACCGTGGTGTCAAGCCCAACGATGTCTTCCGCTGCGACATTTGAATCGAGCTTTTTCCTTGTAAATTTTGAGGCTGGAACCCTATATGCAAGTTCTGTTTTGGGACGGTCCATTCCGTCTTGTATCGGTTTAAAGAAGAATGGATAGTTAACCGATATTGGTACAACTTTGTCCGTAAACATCTTCTTTGCATCTCCCCCAGATTTTGACAATATGCCAAATCTAGCATCTGAAGATATTGTTGCTTGGTTAACAGTCTCGCCGGAAGCCATAAAAGAAAATCCAGATCGTCTGTTTTTGAGGTAGGACATTCCGTAACATCTTTTATCTGCTTTGCAAGCTTCCCAGAATATGTAGAATAATCTGTTTGATTCCCTAAAGTCAGGTTGCCCAACATCAATCTTGGACCACTGCAGGTACATAAAGTGAGTACCAGTAATGTAAGTGTCCACGCCTTTATTATTGAACCAATGACCTTCTTCGCGTCTTCTGAAATGCTCATCTATATATGTCCCCCACGTGTTTTTAAATTCTTCCGGATAATCTCGCCAGTCGAAAATGTTATTAATTCCTTTTAGTTCTCTAGGATACTCGTCAGGAGTCCACTTATTAGTTTTCTTACTTATCTTACCTGGTGATAATGGAAGAGCTATCTTAAATCCTTGTATGTTGTATATCTCGCCTATCTTACCTGTTTTACTAATAACAACAATATCGTGCTCTTTATTGTAGCCGTATTTCCATTTGTTACCTTTATTAAGTCTAGATATTGTTATCTTTCTAATAGGCTCTATAATACTGTATAAGCTTTGCTCGTACATCACTTGGACATTCTTTCAGCGAAACCTTTAAATTCCGTAGTTTCTACTTCTTTTCTAGGCTTATTGTCTAACACCCTTTGTTCTTCCTCGATACGACTTAGTATTTCGAAAGCGTCAAATATAGCTAGTTTTTTTGATGCAGCTGCATTTTTTAATTTGTCCGCTGTTAAATCGTCTTCGGAGTTAGTTATTATTTCTTCTTCCGCTACTTTTATTAATTCTTCAACTGCTTTGCGCCCAGCTTGGATTATACTCCTCTTCGTTTCCTTTGTGTCCATAATTGATTGTAATTGAATTCGTGGGTACTCGGTATAACCTCTGCCCTTCTATAATAAACTCGTATTCTGATGTGGGTATAAAGCCCACTATATTATCTATCTTTAAATCGCAAGTACAGTATTTAACCACGCCTATTAAAGGTTTTTCTTTTTCAATAGAAAACATTTTAGTTTCCTTAATTGGAGCAACGAAACAAAAGCCTTCTAAAGCTTTCCATTCGTCGTCTCTTCTGTACGCGTAAACCTGATCCGGCTGGGCCAAATAAGTTTCTTCTGTTAAATAGCTTTTACTATTTTTTTCTTTACCTCTTACATCTCTGAATCTTCTAAATACATTATGATGCAATATCACTTCATCTCCTTCTCGGAGCTCTTGGTATTTTTTAGCTAGCGGTAAACTTAATATAACCCCTATTCTATTTGAATACTCGTGGTTTTGTAACTCGGTGTTTAATAGTAATTCTTGTCCTTCGATTGTAGTCTGTCCTGTTGTTCTGCCCCCTTTTGGTGTTACAAGGTAGTTAAATACACTTTGCATTTTACCATGAAATGTTATATTCCACAGATATTGACATGTTCTTGTTGAAGTCTTTCCAAGGCATAAGAATATCGCCCTTAGATATATATACAGTGTACTTGTTGTCTTCCTCTATAATACTATCTATAGTATGTCCGCCATATACTTCTTGCCCCACGGCATAGTGCATTGCGTCA